CATTAGTTCTCCTTGTTAATCAGGTATTTATGCCAATCCTAAATGTTTTTCTGTTACAAGTTTGAACTCCCAGCCTCTTTCTTGACAAAATATATCAGCTGCACGCCACTTCTCTTGATTTACTGCATATGTGGCAGCCTCTTGTAGAAACTTCTTTGTTCTTCTTTTCTGTTTTGGTGGTTTTGTTTGATGATCTGGTTTGACTTCTAATATGAATGTTTTCTTTTTGGTCTTGACAATAAAGTCTGGAAAGTAACGGTGAACTCTCTGGTCGATTGGTGAACGATACCTTATTGGCAACTCTTCCGATGCCCACCATTCAACAGCTTGGTTCTCATCAAGATATTTCATTACACGCAGTTCCCATGATGAACGATATATGATATTACTTGAGTCTCCGTTGTATTTTTTTGGGTTTTGAGGTGTAAATCGTCCTTTATATGTCATAAATAATATGTATTCAACATAAAGGACTAATATGGCATTATTCGGACTCGGAGATATAAAATTTAAAAAGGGGGAAGTTAGATCGGGGCCACTCGCACCACTCACTTCATCCCAATATGAAAATACAAACTTTAGATTTCCTCTGGATATAGGAAATGCTGATAAAGGTCATTATATGACTTTTTATATAAAAGAACAAGAAAAAACAGGCTTTGGTGGTGAAGGTGCTGCTATGAATATGGAATCTGAAGTACCTTTAGGTAAACAAGCAGCTGCAGCTCAGTCTATGTCTGGTTCTATTTCCGGTAGAATATCATCGGTTTCAAACAAAGTAAGTGGTAGTTTGGGAGCTGGTCAAAATTTTGCGAGTGGTGTTACATCTAAAATTTCAGCTGGTATTGGAAAAGTTGGTGATGCTCTAGGGGGTATAGGTGAACAAATTTCATCAATTGGTGGAAACGTGCAAGCAGGTTTGAATAATGTTTTTGGTCAAAAGAAACTACCTTTAGGTGGTAACTCAGCTGCACAGAGGAGTATCATATCGACAAATGTAAAAGCAATAAGTGAAGATAGAGGTGCTGGTGGTGGCGGTCTTGCAAGAACAGTTAATAAAACAAATGCGGCTATAACTCTTTATATGCCCGATACTCTTTTATATAATTTTACACAAAGTTTTCAATCAGCGTCACCCGGTAAAGAGTTTGGGGGTCAAGTAGCTGCCGCCTCTGGTGTAGACGAAGCTTCACTCACGGGTATGGGTAACGCTAGATTACCTGCAAGAGAAAATTTAAAGAGACCTCTTGCAGAAGTTGTTGGTAGAGCTGCAGGTAATCTTACAGGATCAGACGATACAGCTAAAGTGGCTTTAGCTGGTGCATTTGGTAGTGTAGTAAATCCAATGTTAGAAATGATTTATTCTTCACCTAATTTTAGGTCGTTTCAATTTGATTTTAACTTTTATCCAAGAGATGAAAGAGAGGCACTTGAAGTACAAAAGATACTAAAAATGTTTATGTTTCACCAAGCACCAGAAGTGTTAAAAGGGTCTCCTGGATTTTTAGTACCCCCATCAGAATTTGATATTAAGTTCTATTATGCTGGAAAAGAAAATCCAAATATACCTGTTATTGCACCAAACTGTATTCTTACAACGATTGACATAAACTACGCACCACAAGGTGCAAGTTTTTATGAAGTACCTGGTGAAATAAGTCCATCATTAGGTGGTACGGGTATGCCATTTGCAGTAAACTTAGTTTTACAATTTCAAGAGACAGTCTTTCTTACTAAAGACGATCTTAAAAATGAAGATTTTAAACAAAAAACAAGTTCTGATGGTTCAGTTACTACTGAGACATCAGACTACTCATCTTATAGGTCCGGTTAATCATGGCTAGATACTTTAAATATTTTCCAAAAACATTTTATTCACCTGACGTTGACTCAGATGGCTTAGATAGTGTTACAAATATTATCTCACGTTTTTCTATAGCCAGTAATTTGATAGACAACACAAATATGTTTTATTCATATGATGTTCAAGATACAGACACTCCTGAGATTATTGCTCATAAGATTTATGGTAGTTCTGAAAGACACTGGATTGTTCTATCACTTAATCAGATAATAGATCCTCAATGGGACTGGCCTTTAAATCAAGATAATTTTATAAAGTATGTTGATCAAAAATATACGGCTAATGCAGACACAGCCTCTGGTGAAACTGGTGTGAGATGGGCTCTTGATGAGTCAAACATTCACGCTTATTTTAAAGTTGTAACAAGAACCATAACTGATAATTCATCAAACAGACAAACAAGAGGTAGAACTCAAGATATAACAAAACTTGAAATTGATGCGAATACCTATGCAAACGTAGCTGCGGAAACAACATTTGATGATGTTTTAAATGATGGTACAAGGGTCACCGAAACAGTAACAAAACAAACCGAAAGTTATTACACATATGAGTTTAATGAAAATGAAGCAAAAAGATCAATTAAAATATTAAGACCAGAGTTTGTTTCAGCACTAGATAAATCATTTAAGAGAGTCTTTACATAGTGAAACAGCTTACTGATTCGCAACAATTTTTTATTAATGAATTGACGATTGTATCAAAAGGTGGTTCAATTGATATAAAAGAAATCTTCTCTGAAATTGATATATTTGATTCTTTGTATATGCCTGTGATGAGTGGTAAAATATTAATTTCAGATGCTACAGGTTTATCATCAAGACTAATGTTTGATGGCTCAGAAGTATTACTTATTGATATTACTAAAACATCCGATTCTGATGTAGGTCGATTTAGAAAAGCATTTAGAATATACAAACAGACCGATAGAGTGTCGGTTTCAGAAAGACAAGAGAATTACATTTTAAGTTTTGTTTCAGATGAATTAATTTTTTCAGACCAACAACGTGTCAATCAAGCATATAAAATGACTTACATGGAAATGGTCGAAAGAATCATGCTTGACTATTTGAAAATACCGGCAAATAGTTTAAATGGTGTCTACGAAGAATCAGCTGGTGAAAGAGATGTTATTATACCGAATTTGAGACCAATTGAGGCTATACAATGGATTTCAAAAAAAGCGGTTAATATGAGTAATTCACCTAGTTATATATTTTTTGAAAACTTAATAGGTTATAACTTCATTACAATATCTAAACTTTTATCTGAACGAGAGATTTTAGATATTGATTTTAAATCAAAAAATAAAAATGAAAAAGGATCAGCATTAAGTGAGCTATCTTCAGCAAGATCATTTGAAGTCGTATCACAGTCAGATTCAATTAAAAAAACACGTTCTGGTGTAAATGCCGGCACATTTATTGGATTTGACCCAATAACTCGTATGATTTCAAAAAGGCCTTTGTCTTATCTTGATCATTTTGAAAACATGGAACATTCTAATCGAACTCCTAATTTTTCAGCTCAAATAAACAAAGATGGTTTATTAAATACAGAAATGTATGATTCAAGAATTGTACTAGATACTTTTAGCACACCTAGACAATTGAGTGAATATGTAAAATCACACGACCCAGAATCATTATCATATGGTTCAAGAACCGAAGATTATACTTTTCAAAGAAAAGCCATATTTGAAAATTTAAATTCTAAAAAATTAAAGATAGTGATGCCTGGTAACTTTCAACTTACAACTGGTTTTAACGTAAATGTAAAGGCTCCATTTTTTGGAAAAAAAGTTGAAGGTGAAGAAGATGAAGATTTAACTTTATCTGGAAAATATTTGATTGTAGGTTCAAGACAAATCATCAAAGAAAATACACATGAAACAGTTATAGAGGTTGCTTCAACTTCAACAGATCAAGAATTTATAACACAAAGCACAGACGATCAAAATAAAATATTAGAAAATTTTTAAATGAAAGAACAAGATAATTTTTTAGGTAGAGAAGGTTTTATTTGGTGGACTGGTATCGTTGAAGATAGACAAGACCCACTTAGATTAGGCCGATGTAGAATAAGGTGTGTTGGCTGGCATCCAGATGATAAAATTCGTGTGCCGACTTCTAGTCTGCCATGGGCTCAGCTGATGTTACCAGTAAATAACCCTAATCCATATCCACCAAAAGAAGGAGATATGGTATTCGGTTTCTTTCTTGATGGCACATCAGCACAAGACCCAGTTATACTTGGTGTGTTTCCAAATATACCTCTCAAAGTGCCTAACCCTCAAGAAGCATTTACAGACCCACGAACACAAGAACAAATAGATTTGGCACCAGTTAAGCCAAATGAAACATCTAATAATTACCCTAGGCTTATAGATGAACCTACGACATCTCGATTAGCGAGAAACGAGGTTGCTAATACAAGTTCGGTAGTATCACTTAAAACTGGTCGTATAACTGCAAATGATACTTCATCAGTTGAAAGGACGCCATATTATAATGCACAATACCCATACAATAATGTGTATGAATCTGAGTCTGGCCACGCACTAGAATTTGATGATACCAGAGATAATGAGAGAGTTCATCTTTACCACCGCTCTGGTTCGTACATGGAGTACGGTCCTGATGGTTCTTTGGTTGAGAGAGTACAGAAAGACAAGTTCTCGGTGGTAGTCGGGGACGAGAGTGTCCTAGTCAAAGGAAACGTGAATATAACCATAGAGGGTAATGCAAATGTGCTTGTGAAAGGTACATACAAGGTTGAGTCAGAGGGTAATATGACATTTAAAGCACCTAGAATAGATTTGAATCCATAATGGCTGCGGTACATAGAAACGGAGATTCAAGAACCTGTGGAGCATCTACTGTTTCAGGTCAAGGTAAAAATGTCTTTGCAAATGGTAAATTAGTTTCAATCAATGGTGACCCAAATAGCCATGGTGGTGGTTCATTATCAGCATCCGTGAATCAAGTGTTCATTGGAGGCACAATGATTGTGGAAAATGGTGATTCTGCAAGTGCAGATAACTTATGTCCTGATCCAGGTGGAACACATTGTTCTCCTGCATCATCAAGCGGATCCCCTGACGTATTTGTTGGAAGTTAGGTATAAATAAAAGATGGCAGAGATAACAATAAAAAATCAAAGATCTTTTACAGATTTAGACTTGAATTTTAATGTCCACCCGACACAAAAGGATATTAACAAATTTAAGAATGAAATGGCAGTAATTAATTCTGTAAAAAATTTGGTTATGACAAATCATTATGAAAGACCATTTCAACCAGATGTGGGTTGTAACTTAAAAAGATTACTTTTTGAACAAGTTGATAATGTTACAGCATCTTTGTTAGAGAGAGAAATTAGTGAAACTATAGAAAATTATGAACCTAGAATTGAATTAAAAGATGTTACAGCTTCTGGTTTTCCAGACGAAAATGGTTATAAAGTTGAATTAACCTTCTTCTTAGTTAATAACCCAAATCCAATTACAGTAGACTTCTTTTTAGAGAGAGTAAGATAAATGGTAGACCGACTTAGAGTAACCGAACTTGATTTTGATACAATCAAAACAAATTTAAAATCATTTTTAAGACAACAAGACACATTTTCAGATTACGATTTTGAAGGTTCTGGTCTAT